ATTAAAGGTGTTCTGCAAGGCGACATGATGTTCTCTAAAGGAGATATCAATACACAAACAATTGATGGTGAAGAATACATTACGTTTCAACCAAATACGATTGTGTATGCTGTACCATCAGATTCAAAACTAGCCAAAGCAATGACCTCTGCACAGATGGGTATTGTCTTTCACACTTCATATACAGGTAAAACATTCTCTGATATGAAGGCATCATTCAACATCGATATCAATCACCTGAGTACAACTAAAGACGTTTGGTTCCGTGATGCATATTTTGTTGATGCTTCTGGTACTGTTACATTCACAGAACAAGAAACTAAGGTATTGAATTCACACCTGTCACTTGCGGGTACCACATTTCAATCTATCAATGCACTAACACTTAATAGAATTGCCGCAAGTGAGATAGTACTCACTTACATTAAGACATTTAATAATACCAAAGTGCGTGAAGGTATGGAGATTAAAGATACTACGGCACACACAAACGACTTGATTCGTTGGGTTGAGGCCAAGTTAAACAAAGATATCTCTGATGCCAAAAAAGAAGAAACAAAACAGAAACGAATCAAAGAGAAGACTGAGATTATGCGATTCTTCCGTGGTTCAGCCAGAGACTTAAAGAACATATTTGATTTGATGAACCACTTGGTTGCATCCAAGAATATGATTGTTGGTAAGTTACAGCAAATGAAACAAGTTACCAATACATTCTTACGTACAGATGATGGTTTTAAAATTACTAATCCTGAGGGGTTTGTGGCAGTATCAAAAACTTCTGGTGGCGCCGTGAAACTTGTGGATAGATTGGAATTTGCTCATGCGAATTTTAATGCCGCAAAGGCATGGACTAAATAAGATATGACGACAAAAATAACACTAACCAATATCGATTCTACTGGTGATTACTCAGAACTGGTGGACGCAGCCTATAATACGGCCAATGCAGCCAGTTCTTATGCTAACTCTGCATACACTCAAGCAAACACCGCAACAACAAATGCGGCCACTGCTGACCAGAGAGCTGTAACTTCTGGTGTTTATGCCAACTCTGCATACTCAACCGCAAACTCAGCCGGTGTATATGCTAATGCTGCATTTGCCAAGGCCAACACTGGATCATCTTCATCTTCAACAAATAATGCAAGGACTATGATTAATGCATATGTCTTTGGTTCTTAGGAAATAAAAATGCCATTAAACCTAGCCAATACAGTAACGATAACTGCCAAGACGGCACTAGTCAACGTTACAACTGTTTCTGCAAACGTACTTAGTAATGCAACAAGTAGTGGACAGATTCACAAGATTAACACTATTATGTTTAATAATTATAGTGCCGCTGTTGCAACTGCAAATGTAACTATCAATCGTAGTACTGGTGATTTCTATGTTGCTAGATTAGTAACAGTTCCAGCAAATTCAATATTGACAGTTATTGCCAAAGATAATGCAATTTATTTGGAAGAAGGTGACACATTACAAGCATCTGTTTCCGCAAATTCAGCATTGCACTTAATTTCTGGTTTCGAACTTCTGAGTTAATATGAGAACAAGATCAAATTACGGTGTAACCGGTGTTGCAGTAACACTATCTGCTTCGAGTACTGGTGGTTATTTTGGTTCAGAAGATTTACGTTTAGCTAAAATCAATGGTGTTTGGCCAGTGGGAGCAGTGGTAGTCGTTGGCACACAGAAAGCTATATTTGGATATGGATATACTAATACTAATGTATCAATGACCAACCTAGTTTCAAACACTGGTGTTGTTTCTAATGATACAACAGGTGTTGGTACTGCTAGACATGCATTAGCAGCTGCTGGATATGGAACAGATAAAGCTATATTTGGATATGGATATACTAATACTAATGTATCAATGACCAACAAAGTTTCAAACACTGGTGTTGTTTCTAGTGATACTACTGGCGTAGGTGCTGATAGAAACTTTTTAGCAGCTGCTGGGTATGGTACAGACAAAGCTATATTTGGATATGGATACACTAACACTGATGCATCAATGACCAACCTAGTTTCAAACACTGGTGTTGTTTCTAATGATACAACAGGTGTTGGTACTGCTAGAGTTGCACCTGCAGCCGCAACATATGGTACTGATAAAGCTATATTTGGATTTGGTATTACTTCAGTTAATGTATCTATAACCAATCTAGTATCAAATACGGGTGTAGTTGCTACTGATACTGCAGGTGTTGGTACTGCTAGACGATACCTTGCAGCCGCAGGTTATGGAACAGATAAAGCTATATTTGGATATGGATATACTAATACTAATGTATCAATGACCAACCTAGTGTCCAATACAGGTGTTGTTTCTAGTGATACTACTGGAGTTGGTACAGGTAGAAATGGATCAGCAGCCGCAGGGTATGGTATTGACAAGGCTATATTTGGATATGGCAACGCAGGAGCGCCTCTATATTCATTAACCAACAAAGTATCAAATACAGGCGTGGTTGCTAGTGATACAACTGGTGTTGGTACTGCTAGATATGCATTAGCAGCCGCAGGATATTCACTCACATAAGTTCACACCACCAGCCTAAATATAACAATAAAGAGAATCTAGATGCCTTTAACGAATATTAAACTCCGTAAAAAGACCAATACGCAAACCAATTCTTATACTGGTGCGTCTGGTGAAGTTACTATTGATACAGACAAACAAGTCATTGTCGTACATGATGGTTCTACCGCTGGTGGTATTCCATTGGCACGTGAGTCTCAGGCTAACACAGCAATTTCGGATTTTAATCCTCTAGTATTTCTAACATCAGGAATGTAAAATGGCAACCTCATTAAAAGTTTTGGGACAAGTTAATCCCGCATCGGCAACAGATACAACATTGTACACGGTACCTTCTTCAACATCTGCCGTCATCAGCACAGTAAACATTTGTAATCAAGGTGCCAATGGTGCTAACTTTAGAATTGCTGTTAGACCTGCTGGTGAAACGTTGAATGTTAAACACTATATTGCCTATAACACAGAGGTAGCTTCAAACGATGCTATCAGTTTAACAATTGGTATGACTTTGGCACAGACCGATGTTATCACAGTATATGCTAATACAGCATCAATAAGTTTTAATGCCTTTGGATCAGAAATTACATGAGTTTAAAATCACTAAAAAACCAGACACTCAGAAATAAATCAACAATCAATAGTGTTAACTTAACCGGTGGTGCTTCTACTGGTCCTGTTATCACATCGATTATTGTTACTGATTCTAATTACAACAACTTAGATGATACTGCACTACTACCGGCAGGTGGTTACGCAAAATTAATTGGTTCTGGTTTCGCAAGTGGTTGTTCTGCATACTTTAATGGTTCTTCTGTCACAACAACATTCGTTAGTGCAACAGAAGTTCGTGTTGTTATTCCAGCAACTACTGCTGGTACTTACAATGTGATGTTGTTTAACCCAAGTACGGCTGGTGCCATCTATTTGAACTTGGGTATTTCTTCTGCACCAACATTTACAACATCTGCTGGTTCTTTGGGTACATCATACGAAACAACGGCAGTCAGCACATCGATTGCCGCAACTGGTGATGCTCCAATTACCTATGCCTTGTATTCTGGTTCACTGCCAACGGGTGTCACACTGGCATCAAACGGAACACTCTCTGGAACATCTCCAGTAGAAGCATCAAGCACGACATACTCATTTGTTGTACAAGCGACCGATGCACAATTACAAGACACAACCCGTTCATTCAGTCTCACAATCAGTTCCGACATTGTGACTTGGAGTACTCCTGCGGCAGACTTTGCATATACATTGGCGGGTAATGAAGCAATGTCAAACGTATCATTGTCTGCGGCATCAGCAGCTGGTTATAACATCACATATGCAGCCAACACATTACCAACTGGTGTATCTCTATCTGGCAATACAATCTTTGGAACACCAACAGTTGAACAAACAGTTTACACAGCACTGACTGCAACTGCCGAAACAACTGGCCGAAGTGCTACACGTTATGTTTCGTGGTCTATTGCTTTGGGTGATGCGTTCTTTGAGTATAATACACTATTGTTACCAGGAGCAAGCACAACATTCGTAGATGATGCAAGTACAAATAACTTTGCTGTAACCATTGCAGGTGATACTAAACCAAATAGTTTTAACCCATACACACCGGGTTATTATAGTAACTATTTTGATGGTAATGGTGATTATTTAACTACACCTACTAGTGCAAATCTTGTATTACCGAACAATCAAAATTGGACGGTTGAATCTTGGGTATACTTAGTAGGATATAACACTGGTGGCAACCAGATACTATTTTTAGGTAATGGTAGCGGTGGATGGACAACTACATTTAATTGTGATTTTGGTATTAATTCTAGTACTGGATATACATATCTTGAATACGCCAATGGCGGAGTTAATGGAACTGCTATTGCTGGTTCAACGGTAGTACCACTCAATAGATGGATACATTTAGCTTGGGTATATAATGGTACTGCAAAAACAGTGACTTCATATGTTAATGGTATAGTGGATATAAATGCCGGCTCAATGTCAACATACTCTCCGCCGGCGGCAACTGTATATGCAACTATCGGAAGAACTGACCCGGTGGTTACTACCCCAACACTATATTTCTGGGGATATATGTCTAACACTAGGATCGTTAAAGGCACTGCAGTATATACATCGGCATTTACTCCACCTACTAGTCCGTTAACTGCTATTTCTGGTACAAGTTTATTGACCTGCCAATCTAATAGATTTATTGATAACAGTACAAACAACTTTACTATTACAGTTGCCGGTAATACAACAGTAAATTCATTTGACCCTTTTGTGCCAAACAGTAGTTATAGTACCTATGGTAGTGGATACTTTGATGGTACTGGGGATTATTTAAGTGTAGCAGATAATGTAGCATTGCAATTTGGTACAGGTAACTTTACTATTGAAATGTGGGTGTACTTGAATACCTTAACAGGTGTTCATGGATTTTTATCTAAGGGACTAAACTCAGTTGGTTGGTCAATTGTACAAAGCGGAACAACTTTATATTTTGAATATGCCGGAACCAATATTACATCAAGCACACCTTTAGTTGCAAACAAATGGACACATATTGCTGTAGTCAGATCAGGTACTGGGACAAATCAAACAGTAATTTATGTAGATGGTGTTTCTGCTGGAACTGGAACAGTAACAACAAACTTCAATGATACAAATGCATTACTAATAGGAGAATATCGTCAATCTGGATTTACTATTAATGCATATGTAACCGATGTTCGTATAGTTAAAGGCACAGCAGTATACACAACTACCTTTACCCCGCCATCTGCACCACTAACTGCAATATCTGGCACAAGTTTATTAACACTACAAAACAATCAACCAGTAAACAATAATGTTTTCTTAGATAACAGTACAAATAACTTTTTAGTGACACGCAACGGTAATGCTACTCAAGGAACATTTAGTCCTTATGGTGGTAACTGGTCTAATTACTTTGGTGGACAAATGGTTTCAACATTAAGTCCATCTTCTACTAAATTTAATTTGACTGGTGATTTCACACTTGAAGCATATGTATTTCTTACTGCGTTACCTGGTGGTGATTGGGGCATTTTAGATGCAAGGACCGCAGGAGCTAGTCCAACATCATGGTTATTTGGATTCAATGGATCCGGTAAAATGCAATACTATGATGGAACCGCACGTGTTGGTGCAACCACAATTACTCTCAACACTTGGCATCACGTATCATGGGTTAGAAATGGTTCTGTATTACGTGCATATTTAAATGGTGTTTTAGATTATTACAACGGATCATATGGTACAAGTGCAATTAGTCCGGGTTCAACTGCTCCGGTTATTGGTACTAAAGATTATGGCATCGGTGCGGCATGGGGAACAACAGGTTATATTAGTAACCTAAGAGTTGTTAATGGTACTGCTGTGTATACTACATCATCAACAACAGTTGGTACAACAATATTTACACCAAGTACTACACCATTAACACCAATTGCAAATACAACTTTATTAACATGTGCTGATAGTAGATTTATTGATGACAGTTTAAACAACTATACTATCACACCAAGCTCATCTACAATTTCAGCACAACGATTTAGTCCATTCAATCCATCATCAGTAACCCCAACAAGTTATAGTGGTTATTTTGATGGTAGTGGAGATTACTTAAGTGTTGCAAATAATACAGCACTTACCCTTGCCGCAGGAGACTTTACTATTGAGTGTTGGTTTTACATCACTGGAAATTCTGCATCAAATCCAAGCTCCGAACGAAGCGGACAATTAATAACAAAAATTCAGAATTCATCTAATTACTATTCTTTGTATGTGTTAGGAAATAGCACTACTACTGGTAACGCTTTAAGATTTGAATATGCAGTTGGTGGGACTACCGTAACAATTCAATATACTGCTACTATTTCTCAAGGACAATGGTATCATGTTGCTGTTGTAAGAAACGGTTCTAGTTCAAATAATGTAGCGATGTATCTAAACGGCAATTCTGTCGCAACAGGGACAATCACCACAACCGACAATAACACAGGACCTGTATATGTGGCATATTATGGATACCCATCATACGATAATTATTTTTATGGTTATATATCTAATGCTCGCATAGTTAAAGGTACTGCTGTATATACTGGTAATTTTACACCAAGCACAACACCACTAACTGCTATATCCGGAACACAATTATTAACATGTCAATCACCCACATTTATAGATAACAGTACAAACAACTTTACGATTACTGCATTTGGTAATAGTAAACCAACAATACAAAACCCATTCGGGTTTACTAGCGCAACAACTAATGGCTATACACCAAGTACAATTGGCGGTAGTGTTTACTTTGATGGCACCGGTGATTCTTTAAGTATTCCTGCCGGTACGTACCTGCAATTTACAGGTAATTACACTATAGAATTTTGGATATATTTTACAAGTGTAGCGGGTGTACAAGATTTGGTTGCAAATTATGTGTCTAATGCAGCTCCAGATTGGACTATTCTTATAGCCCCAACATTCCAATATTATCCTAGTAGTGCCGCATCATATGTTAATGGACCTACTCCGGTTGCAAATAGATGGTATCATGTTGCCGCAGTCCGATCTGGCACAACCTGTTCAATGTATATTGACGGGGTATCAGTTGGCACGCCATTAACTTTCTCAGGAACATTGGGAGATGCTACAAGACCAGCATACATAGGTTCAAGAGGTGGCAGTATCGATTTTACAAATGGTTATATGTCAGATGTTCGAATTACAAAATCTGCAGTATACAACAGTAACTTTGTCCCACCCTCTGCACCACTACTCGCAGTACAAAATACAGTATCATTACTTAATATGACCAGTGCTGGTATCTACGATGCCGCAATGATGACGAACATGGAAACTGTTGCTGATGCTAAACTAAGTACAGCAATAAGTAAGTTTGGCGGAAGTAGTATGAGTTTTGATGGTACTGGGGATTGGCTAACATTACCTATAACCCCGCAAACTAGTCTCGGGCCTACATTCACAATTGAGGCATGGATATACCTTGCTAACACTACCGGGACTAAATCAATTTATTCACATTCGGCTGCTATAAGTGGGGCATACGGATATTTTATTTTTTATATTAGTGGCACAAATCTTGGTTTTTATGTCAGACCTTCAACTAGCGCCGCTGAGACTGGATTAGTAGCTGGGACATTGTCTGCAACAACTTGGACTCATGTTGCTGTTTCTGTTAATAACACCGCTTGCCGACTATTCATTAATGGAACACAAGTTGGTTCTACAACCACTGTTAGTACAACAACATACACACCTGTTTATTCAACAGTGGGTGCTGATATTGGTCAAGGATATCCAATGAACGGTTATATAGATGATTTAAGAATAACAAGAGGTTACGCACGATACACTTCCAACTTCACGCCGCCAACATCAGCTTTACAAATAAAATGACAACTAAAGTAAATACACCCAATTTAAATGCCACGTTCCTCGGAACACTGGTAAAAATTAATGACACTCAAACAGTCAATAACAAAACGTTTAACTCACCAACACTTGTAACTCCAGCACTAGGTACTCCAACATCTGGTGATTTCAGTGCAGGTACATTTACTTGGCCATTGTTTTACCAAGATATCAAAGCAAATGCGGCCTTTGATAAAGCAAACTCAACATTTGACCATGCGACCAGTTCATACAATGCAGCTAATACTGCAGACCAAAAGGCCGTGTCTGCTGGTTCTTATGCTAACTCAGCATATGCTTTAGCGAACACTGCAAGTCAAAGTGGATCATCTTCTGGTACATATGCCAACTCAGCCTATGCCGCAGCCAACACTGCTGACCAACGAGCTGTAACGAGTGGTGTATACGCTAATGCGGCTTTCTCTCAAGCGAATACGGCCACAACAAATGCGGCTACTGCTGACCAACATGCAATCACATCTGGTGATTACGCCAACTCAGCATACACTTCGGCCAATTCAGCATCTTCTTATGCTAATGGTGCTTTCTTGGCAGCCAATACTGCTGACCAACGAGCAGTAACATCTGGATCATATGCCAATGGTTCTTATCTCGTTGCTAATTCCGCATCAAGTTATGCCAACGGTGCATTTGCTGTTGCTAACACTGGTGCAACTAATGCACTATCTGCTGGTTCTTATGCCAATGGTGCATTTACGACTGCCAACACCAAGTTTAACTCCACTGGCGGTACAATCTCCGGTGATGTTGTTGTTACTGGTAACCTAACTGTATCTGGAAATGTAACATCGATATCAGCAACGAATCTAAGCATTGAAGATAATATGATTTATCTTAACGCTAACAATACTGTTTCTAATCCTGATATTGGTTTAGCTGGTAATTATAATGATGGAACATATCACCACACGGGTGTATTCCGTGACGCAACAGACGGCACATGGAAGTTTTATTATAACTATGATCCTGAACCGGATGCATCACCATATATCGACACGGCACATGCTACATTTAGGATTGCTAATCTAACCGCCAATCTAATTACTGATGTTGCGACTATCCGTGGTTATGATCCGATCAATCATGCTAATGCTTCATATGCTCACGCTAATGCCGCATACACTGCAGCTAATAACTCGGTTGACACATGGGTTCGTGATGCCGCTAACTCAGCATCATCATATGCCAACTCCGCATACACTACATCAAACACGGCCGCCACAAATGCACTGTCTGCTGGTTCGTATGCTAATGGTGCTTTCTCGGCTGCTAATACTGCTGACCAAAAGGCAGTATCTGCTGGTTCTTATGCTAACTCAGCATATGCCGCTACTAATACTGCGGCAACTAGTGCATCCACTGCTGACCAGAGAGCAGTCACATCTGGTGCATATGCTAATGCAGCTTACACTCAAGCAAATACTGCCGTCACAAATGCTGCTTCTGCGTCATCATATGCAAACTCAGCATATACGACTGCAAATGCCGCAGTAACATTAACTGGTTCACAAACATTAACAAATAAACTTTTATCTGATAGTACAACTTCATTCATTGATGAAGCAGATGCAAGTAAGAGGATGCAATTCGAGTTATCTTCTGTGTCTTCTGGTGCAACTAGAATTTTAACTGTACCAAATTATAATGGCCAAATTGTAACGTTAAACGGCACTGAAACATTGGGGTCTAAAACATTAACAACTCCAATTATTAATGGTCCTTTAGTTGCATCACCAAAAGAAAAATTTATCACCGGTAATGCTCCATCATCAACATTAAATTTATATATTGGTGATAATACGATTCATTATTACACAAGTAATGCCACAAATAATTTTACATTAAACATTGCAGCATATAATGATGTGTCTTTGAATACTTGGTTGGCGACTGGTTCTTCAGTTACTTTTGTGTTGATGGTAACAAATGGATCAACTGCCTATTATCCAAATGTATTTCAGATTGATGGTGTCACCGTGACGCCTAAGTATACTAATGGAATTGCTATCACTGCAGGCAATGCAAGTGCAATTGATATGTACAACTTTACAATTTTTAAAACAGCTACGAGCACATACACAACAATTATGTCTCAAACTAAGTTAGCTTAAGGATTATATTATGCCGTTAAGAACGATGTTGACCAGTTTTGGTTTACATTATAGTGGACCAACCACACCATTAAACACTGTTGCGCCTGCAATTACAGGAACTGCAACTTCTGGATCCACATTAACTTGTAGTACTGGTACTTGGTTAGGTGTGCAACCAATAACTTTTGCATATCAGTGGTATAGAGATTCTGTATTGATGGCTGGTGAAACTAACAACACCTATACAATAATTTCAACTGATATTGGTTTCTCTTTTGTTTGTACAGTTACTGCAACAAATTCTTTAGGTTCTACTAATGCAGATTCAAATTCAATTTTGATAAATGCAACTATTCCGGCCGGCACAATTATTATGTATGATGGTGCTGATCCTAGTATATCTGGATGGACATTATATTCAAACACAACTAATCGATACATCAGAGGCACAGGAACGCAAGGAAACATAAACACGACTTATGCTAACACAGGTAATGTTTCTGGCACAATTGCGTTTGGTCCAGGTGGCGGCCATGGATCTATTTCTGGCACATTTAAAACTTCTTGGATAGCTTATCCTGGTACTTTCGGTTCAAGTCAAGCATTAACATCGGGTACAGCTGGCGCTCATGTTCATACATCCACAATTTCAAATAAACCTGTTACTAATGCTCTACCTTGGACATCCGATTTTACTTTTTTAGTTGCTTCAACCGATCAAACAGTTTTTCCAGCAAACACAATACACATGAGGGACACTGCAATTTCTGGTTGGACTCAAAAACTTGCCACAAATCCAGGTTCACCAACATTCAACACCGTTCGTAATATTCGTGGATCTCCAGGTGCTACAACACCTACTGAAACCTCTTTGACTACTGCACCAATATCAGGACCTATAATTACGTCTTTTGATGGATCACATGACCACTTTGTTGCTGATACTGCATATCGCAATCCAGCAACAGGCACCAGTTTAGGTGGTTCAAGTTATCTGCCTCCATCACCATCGTTTGTTGGGAGTAATCCTGCACCTTCACCGGACGGTCAATCACACGCACACACTGTTACGTCAACATATTATTTAAAATCTTTACAATCTAAAGCAATGAAACTTTGGGTTGCAGCTGCACAGACCGGAGTTCTAAGTAATACTATGTGTTTATATTCTGGCACCTTAAGTTCTTTGCCTTCTTATTGGAAAATTTGTGATGGGTTTGATGGAACACCAAATATGAGTGGTTTTTATTTGTCACACTCATCATCATCTGGAACATCTCACGGTGCAACGATTAGTAGAAGTTCTGAGATGCAAGCTACGGCTGCACCAGTTTCTTGGACACACCACCATGGATATGGAACAGCAAGTGTTTCAAGTGGTGGTTATGCAACTAAAGATTATTGGCACACCTCTGGTTCATCAACACATGGTCACTCTTACGCATCAACGCCATCCATAACTGATAATTATAATCCAGAAACAGTCGAGTTGGCATTCATTCAATATACACCTGGATCAGGTTCTCTATCTACTTATTCAATTACTCCTTCTGCTAATAGTGTTGTCGAGGGAAATACAATGTCGTTTACAGTATCTACGACAAATGTTGTTGATGGAAGCAGTTTGTCGTGGGTAATAAATGATATTACTGCCAACGGAACGTCCGATTTGGGTACAACTGGTGGAACTGTTACAATTAATTCTGGAACAGCAACAATTAATGTGTCGCCTACTTTTGATGGAAGTACTGAAGGAGATGAAACATTTAGTGTTTCATTAGTCCGATCAGGTTCAACTGTAGCTACAAGTGCAGTCGTTACAATTGTTGATAATACAAGTTTGGTATTCACATCAACATCTAGGGTTGCAGCTAGTGCTGCACTTGGTACCAGAACAGATTTTACTCTCGGAACTCTAACACCAAGTAGTTACGATGATGGTTTTGCCGGTCCATATACAAATGTTATGCCAGCTGGAACATCTTGGTTTATGAATAACACTGCATATAATTCATACTATGTCAGTTCGAATGGACAATTACTTTTTGGTTCTGGATCTGCCGCAACCACACTGCAGGCTTTGTCTATTGGTGCTTGTCCAGGTGACCAATATTGGGGTAGAAATGGAACAAATAATGGAACTAGCGCACCAGCCGGCATGGCTTATAAATTTGGAACAACATCATCTGGATATTATTTCTTCTCCGTAAACTTACAGGGTTGGAAGTACAATACCAGTTACGCTGATAGAACTTGGCAAGTAAATTGTTTCTGGAATGCAGCTAATTCTATACAATACATTGAAATTCTATACGGTCCACAGTTCTTTCAAGATTACACCGGTACAGCTGGTGTACATGGTGGTTCAGCGGTCACATATTCTGGTTCAACTTACGCATTACCCAACAAGAGCATGGCATTTAGTAGTATAGACAAAGGTATTAATTGGACATTGCATGGCCAAGGTTCTTGGAATGGAGTTGGAACATTTTAACAATTGATGGAAATAAATTATGAAAAAACTGAATGAATTAAATGATTATATTAAAGTGTACAAAGGTGGTATATCAAATGAATTGTGTGATAGAATACTGAATGAATATAAAAATTGTGATGGTTGGGAAGAAGCCAGAATAGGTGGACATATTGTAGATAAATCTATACGTAATGTTAGAAACATCAACATATCACATTCGGAAATTATACAACACAACCACGATACTAGAAGGCAGTTAGATTCCGATTTATATGAAGTGGTCGCAAAACTTTTGGCAAATTATACCGAGATTGCACCACACACAACAATTGTGAATGATAGCGGATACATATTATTGGAATATTCTGAAGGATGTTTTTACACTCAACACACAGACCATTTTGACAGTAATCCTAGATCCATATCTTGTTCTTTAAATTTGAATGATGATTACACAGGTGGTGAGTTTACATTTTTTGATGATGAATTGTCATATACTTTAGGTAAAGGTGATGTTATAATGTTTCCTTCAAATTTTATGTACCCACATGCTATTAAACCCATTTTAACCGGTACAAGATATTCAATCATAACTTGGTTTAATTAATAATATGAATGATGAATTGATAAAAAACAGTTATATAAAATTACCAAAGTTTATTTCAGCTGAACGTGCCGATGAATTGAGAACTGAATTTACTCAGTTCGCTAAGGTAAACAATCTTTGTGGTGATGGACAAGCACCAAACTCAGGTGTTTCATATAACTATAAAAGTTTTTTGGAATTGTTGTGTAATAAAACTGCAGAATTGTCTGAAATTGTTGAGAGTCAATTATTACCAACTTACACTTATGCCAGAGTTTACTATGAAAAAAGTGTCTTAGATAGACATGTTGATAGACCAGCCTGCGAGGTGAGTATCACATTGAATTTGGGTGGTGATGAAGAATGGCCTATTTACATTGAAACACCAGAAGGCAAAGAAGTCGAAATGAATTTGGAACCAGGTGATGCAATGTTATATCTCGGATGTGTTGCACCACATTGGAGAAATGAATTTTCTGGCAAAGAATATTGCCAAGCATTCATGCATTATGTACAGAGTGATGGTCCTTTCGCATGGGCTTACTTTGACAAACAAAGATAAACGTAGTACAATAGAGAACTAAAAATATGGCAACTAAAAAATATGACCTTACCGCAATAATGGAAGAGTATGCCGATGATGACTTTGGTTTCACGGCAACTGATGAAGAAGAATACAACTCAGTTATTGCCGAGAAAGATGACACGGTACAAGAGTACAAAGAACGTCTGCAACAGGTAGAGAAACTAATTATGCCGTTTTTAACCAAGTTGTTAAAGACTGCCGATCAACCAATTATCAAGTGGCCTAATCGTAAAGAAACATTAGAGGCACAAATACAGAAAATACTTGCTTTAACCAGAGATTAACTATATAATTGTACTAGGAGATATATTATGAAAAAAGATTTGATTATCGGATGTTCCACCGGATATAAATGGGACACAATTAAGTATTGGGTCAACTCTATCAATCAGTCAGGCTTCACTGGCGATAGAGTTATGATTATGATGAATGCTGACAAAGAGACAGTACAGAAAGTTACTGACACAGGATTCACAGTTATCGGATTCAAACAGGACGAACAAGGCAACCTTGTGTATCAGTCCAACATTATGGTTCACGTTGAGAGATTTCTACACATCTACAATTACTTGTCACAGAATGAGTATCGTTATGTTATTACAACTGACGTTAAAGATGTTATTTTTCAAAGCAATCCATTCAAGCACATTGAGAAACATATGGGTCAACGTCAACTTTTGATGTTCTCCTCTGAAAGTATGTTGTACAAAGATGAACCATGGGGCAACCAAAACCTATTGGAAACTTATGGCCAATACATCTATGATAGATTCAAAGATAATCCAATCTATAACGTTGGTGTTCTTGCTGGTCGTGGTGATGCAATGCGTGATTTGTGTTTGAATATCTTTTCATCTTCACTAAACAAACCAATTCCAATTTGTGACCAATCTACGTTTAACTTCCTGATTTCACAAGAGCCATACAAATCAACTTGTCGTTATACTAAATCTGAAGACGGATGGGCATGTCAACTTGGTACAACTGCAGACCCAAGTAAGATTGACCAGTTCAGACCATTCTTATTGGAACCATCTCCACACATGGAGATAGATAAAGTAGTAACGTCACAGAATAAAGAGTATGTGATTGTTCACCAGTATGATAGAGTGCCTGCATGGCGAAAGATTATTGAAGCAAAATATGGCTAAGATTTTATATGTTGTCCACCGATATGCCCCATATCCCGGTGGTTCTGAAAATTATGTACGTGATATGGCAGAAGAAACAGTCCGTAGAGGACACGATGTAACTGTACTTGCAGGCGAACACAAAGGTGACTTAAACGGTGTCAAAGTAACAAGTGACTTTCAGATTATGGGTTCAGAACTTTTTGATTTGATTGTTGTACATGGCGGTGATGTTGGTGTGCAAGATGTTGCGTTAATGAATGCACAAAGAATTCCATCACCAATGTTGTTCATGTTGATTAAACCATCAGAGAGTGCAGTGTATCAACATGCAATGCAGCACGTGAAGTTTATTGGTTGTTCAACTAAAGAAGATTGGGAATCAGCATTCAAACTTGGCCATCGTGACAAGGCAGTTCGTGTGTCACATGGCATCGATGCAAAGATTTCTTCTGGTACACCTGGATTCCGTGAGAAGTATGGAATCACAACACCATACATGTTCTTGTCGTGTGGTGGATTTTGGCCTAACAAAGCATTTCACGAATTGATTGCCACATTCAATGGTGTTGGTCGTGATGATGTTACACTGGTTTTAACTGGTTATGATAATCGACACAGTATCATGCCACCAAATTCCAAACAGGTTAAAGTAATGATGATTGATGACCGCAATGATGTTATGTCTGCCATTAGAGATGCTGACCTCTACATCATGCACTCACACTCAGAAGGATTTGGATTGGTTCTATTGGAATCAATGTTAAATAGAACAGCATGGGCATCACGTAGTATTGCAGGTGCCAAAGTGCTGAGTGATTTTGGATTCACATACGAAAACGATTCTGCTCTACGTGAGTATATGATTGACTTCAAAGGTGTACCAGAGTCCAAACTTGATGATGCATATGAATACGTGATGAATGCACATTTGATTAAAAACACAGTAAATGATATTTTGAAATTAATATGAAAATAACTTTTGGTATAACAACAGACTATTCTAATCAACCACAAATCAATGAAGTAATCTCTTCTATCAGATCACTACAAATACCTGAGTATGAGATTTTAATTATTGGTGGTGAGAAGAAAGAAGATATGGTCGATGTGACACATATCTATTTTGATGAAACTCAACAACCTGGTTGGGTAACACGCAAGAAGAACACCATTGTTCAGGCAGCCAAGTATGACAATATCGTATTGATGCACGACTACTATGTCTTTGATAAAGATTGGTACAAGAACTTCTTGGAGTTTGGTGAAGAATGGGATATCTGTTCCAACAAACAACTACTCATTAATGACAAGAGACACTTTACAGATTGGGTGACATGGGATGATCCTGTATTCCCACGTTACACAGCACTGAGACACGA